AAGTTCAAAGAGTCCTTCTTGCTCATTTCGTTCTAATCCAAATGCTCCTTGTGCTATTTCTGGGACTGGGAGTCCAGTAAAAATTACTGCCCCAAGTAACTGTCCGATGTTTAATGGACAAAAATCGTTCTTTTTGAAGAGACCGTAGTTTCTCCCAGATTTATATCCTTTTGATATATCCTTTAGATAATGATATTTTAATATCAATTCATCCGCCTGTTTTTTTGTGATTCGGTCAATGTAGTAATCAGATTTCATAAAAAAGGGAGGACCCTTGACCTCCCCCATATTATAGCACAGAAATTATTCTGCCAATTTTGCGAAATATGACAAGGTATCGTCCACATCGTCCTCATCTTCCTCAACAGCAGATGCACGGCGGGTAGGTTTCAGAGAAGACAGTTCATCACGGAGATCTTCAGTCAGTTCCTTCACAGGACCACGAGAGTACTCTTCCTCTTCTGCCACTTCCTCATCCACACGGCGGGAACCTTTGGAACCCAGCACATACTCAAGACGCTTCTTCAGTTCATCATAAGACTTGAACTGGTCAGCAGCAACGAGTTCGGCAAGAGAATACTGCTTCTTCCAGATTGCTTCCATTGCGTCATCATCGTCCAGCAGGGGAGCAGGAGCGGCAAACTCACTAGAATCATAGTTGCGATAACCAGCAACATTCTTTGCCTTCAGTTTGAAGTTAGCACCTTGCCAGAAGTCAAACGGATCGATTGCTTCTTCATCTTCAAACTCAGGTTGCATCGCTGCAGTCAGTTTGTCAAAGATCTTCTTGCCGTATTTAAACAGGAAAACTTTACCTTCGTTGGCGGGGTTGGCAGGGTCCTTGACCACATAAATGTTGGAAACATAAGTCAGTTTACGCTTCTGCTTACGGGCAAGTTCTTTACCAGCATCAGTGCCATTATTCCACAGTTCGGAGTTCAGTTCGGACACAGGATCTTTCTGACCCAGAGTAGTCAGACTGTTCTCAATATACCAACCAGATACTCCCTGAAAAGCGTGACTGTAGAGTTTCACGAACGGAAGATCCTCACCGTTCGGAGCAGGAAGGAAACGGATCACGGCATAACCATTGCCTGCTTTATCACACTCTAAACGCCATACACGTTCATCAGAAGAAGAATTATTACTGCTCATCTTTTCAACTTCTTTAACAAGTTTAGCAGTAAGATTGCCGAGTTTGGATTGTTTTTTAAGGTCTTGAAATGACATTTGGATTACCTCGGATAGTTTGGATTCGGGGGATTTACTTGGATAGTATAGCAAAGACGGTCTCACTTGTCAATGAATTTTTTAAGAGACTCAATCGTTTTAGTCATACTGCTAAAAAGTAAAGTCATATCAGTATCTGGTGGAAATCCCATCAGAGCAACTGATTTTCGTAGATTCTCTTTCATCTCAACCGCTTCTGGGTCATCAGAAAGAGAAAGACGAGTATACATAATCTGCTGCTTTTCAAGCAACAAAGTCATTTTTTCAATGTGTTCAATTTTATCTTCACGGGACATAGAACCAAAAGTCAAGATACTTCCATAAAGAAACTCTTGAAGTTCATTAATTTCACGAAGTTCTTGTTGTATGAGTTCGGAATCAAAAAATCTACTCATTTATAATTTCCCGTAAAATTTTCTTATAAGAGAACACATCTATATGTAGGAAAGGAGAATATTTTTTAATTTTTAAACTGACGGTTTCCCACACTGGGTCCAAAAGTTTCTTATCAAAATCTTTTACGATTGAAAATATTTTGTCGTAGATTACGAATGTTTCTGGCGATAATTTCCCGCTTAGAAACCTTTTGAGAACTATAGGGTGCCCTTTGGAACAGTTGAACACAGTTTCTAATTCGTTCTCTGAGAACAATTCCGTTGATTGTTCTTTGAACAAGTAAGTCAAACTCTGTTGTCTCCGCATCCAATCTGCGTAGGTCCTTTCTCCAGAATTGATAATTTCGCCAATCCATAAGTTGCTCGGGGAATCTGCTGCTACAAAGTTTGCTAATAAAAAGTCTACAATTTCTTTGTCTGAAAGTTTGCGCGAAGTGCGTTCAAAGAAATACTTATCTTTGCGACGGTTAAATGAAGTAACGGTTGCTCTGGATTTGCCCCCATACTTAAAAAAGTCATATTTACTGTTCGTAAAATGACTTTTCATCGAAAGATAAGTTTGGTATGTCTCAAAAGGACTCATAAAGGCAATTTGGCGCGTGATGTCCGCTTCATAAAGTTAAGACGAGTTGCGTCCCACTTTAGTTTCTCTTTCAAAGGTTTTGAAATGAGTTTCGTAACTGATTCTACCTCAAGACTATTGATTTCGCAATAATGACAAATTGCATCAATGTAGTTGAAGTTTTCTTCTGCTACAATCTTTTCAATCTCAAGGGCAAACTTGGAAGGCGTTAAAAACTTATTCTCTATTGCTTGTTCTAGTTCTTTATTTGGTTCCATAGAGCTCCAGTTTATCTCTAACAAACTTTCTAATGTATTCGGTGAGAAGTTTGATGTATTTTGCTTTGTCTCTTTCTTCATAAACGACGCATTCTCCATTTTCACAAGCCATAATGATTACAAGTTTTTTAACAGACAATCCTGTTAGTTCGTATAGCATACAACCATATGCCATACATTGAACAAAATAATGTTCGATCCACTCGCGTGGTTTTGGTTTTTTAGAAGTCTTAAAGTCGATTATTGCTAACTCGCCGTCATATTCGGCAATACAATCAACTGTCCCAGCAATACCCAGTTGCTTACTATATAGGGACCCTTCAAGGGCGTAGATATTATTTATACGATTTAAGTCTGATTTTGATATCTTAAACAAAAAATCAGAAAGAGGTTGAACTTCTGGTAGTTTCTCATTTTTAAGGTGATGTTCTACCAAAGTATGCAGATCTGTTCCACGACTGGTTGCCGCTTTAGTCACACGATCTGCTTCTTCTTCACCAACCTTTTTACGCCAGTTAACAAAGATTTCCTTGTTAAAGTGACTGGTCACCGAAGTAATGGAGACCAGTCGGAGAAGTTCATCTTCGTCTGGAACTTTATAATACCTTACACCATCAATGGTTTCACGCTCCAACTGAGGGAGTTCAATATCAATATGTTTAAACATTAAAATCTCACTCTCCCTTTATTATAGCACATTATTGTGTTTTTTTAAACTTCTTTCTAATGCCCTTTGCCTAATCTTTTCAATTGTCTCAGGTGAATGTTTTTTCCCATACATAGGATTATTTTCCCCATTTACATCGTGGTGATTTTCACTAATTCTTTTTTTAGTTTCATCACTAAGTTTTTTTCCTAAATGTTTTTCTCTAATTTTTTCTTTGGATTCTTCAGATAAAATTCTACCGGCACATCTTTTGTTTCCTTTAGATGCCTCACTCATCTTTCTTTTGGTTTCATCACTATGCCTTTTGCCATACATACCAACTTTTTTCTCTTTATGAAGTTTTTTAACTCTTTCAGAGCATTCTTGTCGGTATTCTTCGGTCACTTCCCAACCAAAAATTCCATCACCACCATCAGTTAAATTATAACCATAAGGAACTTTAGTATTATACTCTTTAATGTAATACTGTTCTAATTCATATGCTCTTCCAGCAGTATCAACTTCTTCAATCAATTCAATAAAAAATTTATCTTCACCATATTTTTGGATTGCTTCGGTCAAAAGAAATCCTCTTTTAGTATGTTGATAAAATCTTTCGGTAATAGAAAATTTAGTTATTCCAACATACTGTTTTTTATTTTCAAGATTTGTAATTAGGTAAATATTATAAGACATATTAGTTCGTGATAGTTACAACTATTTATATAAACTGGAAATTGCACGAACTAATTATATCATACTTCAACTCCAGTTTCAGATTTAGCAATAAGATATTCTTTAACTAGACCCGACCTGCATATATCTTCAATACCAAATTCAATAATATCAACTGAGGGCATCGCTCTTAAAATTCTCATAAAATCAACAATTCCATTACGATCATTTGTTTTTATAAGATCACTTTGTGTAGCATCACCGCAGAACATAATTTTTGAGTTCTCACCAACACGAGTAATGATAGAATCAAGCTCATGTCCTGAAAGATTTTGAAACTCATCTACGATGACAATTGAATTATCAAGTGTAGTTCCACGAAGGAATGAAGTGCTCCAGAATTTAATCGTTTCTTGCGACTTTAAATTACCATAAAGCATTTCAAAGTCA